CAAGCAGCAGGTGGCGCTGGCCAAGTCGGCCATGGATGAACAGAAGGCACTCACCAGCCTGCTGGGTGCCATCGACCCGGCCCGCGCCGCACTGGCGAAGCTGGATACTCAGGTAGAGCAACTGGGCAAGCATCTGGACGCCGGCCGCATCAGCCAGGATGAGTACAACGCCGCGCTGGGCAAGATCGATAAGGATTACGACAAGCTCAATAAAACCACCACCGGCTTCGAAAAGTTGCGCCTCGGCTCGCGCCAGGCGCAGGAAAATGTGGTTCAGCTGGGGAATGCGCTGTCGTCCGGCGACTGGGGAAGCGGTGTTCGTGCTGTTGCTCAGTTGGGCGCCGGTGCAGGTGAAGGCGCGGCGGGCCTGTTGGCGATTCTCGGCCCGCTGGCTCTGGCCACTGCCGCCGTTGGCGGACTGGCATACGCTTTTTACAAGGGCAGTGAGGAGCAGGACAGCTACAACAAATCGCTGATCCTCACCGGCAATTACGCCGGTGTGAGTGCGGGACAGCTCGGTGACATGGCGCGTCAGGTGAGCGCGACTGTCGGCACAACTGGCCAAGCCGCTGAGGTTCTCGCGCTGCTGGCCGGCAATGGAAAGATTGCTGGCGAAAGCTTTACGGGCATCACTCAAGCAGCGGTGTCGATGCAGGAAGCGACCGGCAAGGCCGTTAGCGAGACTGTCGCGGAGTTCGCCAAGCTCGCCGACGACCCGGTCAAGGCATCTGCCGCGCTGAATGAGCAGTACCACTATCTCACTGCGTCGGTTTACTCGCAGATCGCCGCACTGGAGAAGCAGGGCGACCATGCCGGCGCCGTGAAGCTGGCTACTGAGTCGTTTGCCGATGCAATCAACGAGCGCACGCCCCGGATCCTCGAGAATCTGAGCTTTTGGGAGAAGGGCTACAACGCCGTCGCTCGGGCTGCTGATGGCTTGAAGAATATCGGGCGTAGCGATCTCGGCGCTGATATCGAGCAAGCCCGCCGTGACTTGGCGGGCGCTCAGGCGGGTGACGTAGGCCTGTTCCAGAACAAGCAGGAGATGATCGACCTATATCAAAATCGGCTCAACATGCTGGAGGACCAGCAGGCCGCAGAAGCCGATATCGCCAAGTGGCAAGGTGAGCAGGCAAAGGCCCAAGGCGATGCCGTCTCGTCGATGGCGAAGGTCGACGCTCTCACGAAGTCGGCATGGACGAACGAGCAGAAGCGCACCGAGGCGATCAAGGAGTACAAGCGCCAGCTCGAAGACATCCGCAAGGTCGCACCCAACGACCCCCGTCTGAATCAGGCCGCGATCGACAAGAACCTGGCGAACATCAACGACCAGTTCAAGGATTCGAAAGCGCCCGGCTCGCAGGTAGATCTGACCAGTTTCAACAATGCCAAGAACGACCTTGCAGCTATCAGCGCTGAGTACAAAAACGCTCAGAAGGAACTGGACGCAGCGCAGAACGCTGGACTTGTCTCTCAGGCCGACTACGCCCTGAAGCGTGAAGCGCTGATCGGCAACGAGCGCGACGAAGTGACCGCAGCCTACGAGGCAGAGATCGCTGCGCTGGAAGCCGCGAAGGGGAAAAAGACCACATCTGCCGCGCAAAGCATCCAACTGGATCAGAAGATTGCCGATGCTCACGCCGGCATGGTCAAGGCTCAAAAGGAAGCTGACAGCCAGCTCGAAGTGCTCGCTACCAGCGAAACCGGAAGGCTGGCGAAGCAGGAGCGAGCGATTTCCTCCTACGTTCAGGCCTTGAGCCAGCATCAGAGAGCACTGGAACTGGCAGGGCAGCGGGCGGTAGTTGGCGCTGGCCAGGGTGATCGGCAGAACGCGCTGAACGGCGAACTGAATAGCCAGCAAGATCGGTTCGCTCAGCAATCGCTCGAGCTGGAAAATCAGAAAACCGACCCGTCGCGGAATATGTCGGAGGAAGAGTTCGCTCGAAAATCGCAGGCGCTCGCGGATGCGAACAAGGCCGCAACCGATCAGATTCGGCAGAACTACGCCGATGTCGAGAAAGCTCAAGGGGACTGGACCAAGGGCGCAACGTCGGCTTGGGCCAATTACCTGGATTCGGCGAGCAACATTGCCGGCCAGACGAAAACTCTGTTCGGTAACGCCTTCAGCTCCATGGAAGACGCAGTCGTCAACTTCGCCATGACCGGGAAGCTTTCGTTTGCTGACTTCACGAAGTCAATTTTGGCGGACATGGCGAGGATCGCGACGCGTCAGGCCAGTTCAGCGCTGCTGAGCAGTCTCGTTGGTGCGGCTACCAGCTATTTCACTGGCGGTGGGGGCGGTAATGGACTGGCTGCAGGGTCTGCAGGTGCGACGTCGTCGAACCTCGGCGCGTCCTCGGCGGGCTACTCCGGCAGCTACTTTCCTCAGGCGCTCGGCGGTGCTTGGTCGTCGGGTGTGCAGATGTTTGCCAACGGCGGCGCTTTCACCAACAACATCGTCAGCACGCCGACAGCTTTCGGGATGGCTGGCGGTAGGGCGGGCGTAATGGGGGAGGCAGGGCCGGAGGCGATCATGCCACTGACCCGGACCTCCAGCGGCAAGCTCGGCGTTCTCGCTGCGGGTGGCGGTTCCGGGACAACGATCAGCATCAACGCGCCGGTCACGGTGGTAACTGAGGACCGTGGGTCTGAAGGCATGCAGATTGACCAGCAAGCGCTATCGAAAAACCTTCAATCGCAAATGCAGGCCGTGGCCGAGAAAGCCGTCGCTGACTCTTGGCGAGCGGGCGGTACCAGCTTTCGAAACGCCAATGGGAGGGCCTGATGGCAATCGAGAAATTCACCTGGCCAACCGAGCGCGGGGAAACACCCGAAATTATCTATCGGGTTCGCTCCTCGAAGTTTGGCGGCGGCTACACGCAAAACGTCGGTGACGGCCCGAACAACAAAGAGGACTCCTATCCGATCACCTGCTCCGGTCGAAAGGCCAAGGTGCAGGAGATCATGGGGTTCCTTGACCGGCACGCCGGCGCAAAGGCGTTTCTCTGGACAACGCCGCTCGGCGAGCTCGGGCTGTTCACTTGCAAAAATCCTGCTCCCATGCCAATGGGCGGTGGGGTGTTCAAACTCACTGCCACGTTTGAGCGGGCATTCCATCCATAAGGGGTAACCATGCCGCTGATCAGTGACATCCAGGTGCTTGAACCTGGCAGCGAAGTGCTGCTCTTTGAATTGGACGGCACGGACTACGGCGCCGATGTGCTGCGCTTCCACGGGCACGCGATACCGCACACGCCGGCCGAGCTGATCGCCGCCGGCGCCGATGCCGACCAGCTGCCGGCCAAGGCGATTTACTGGCAGGGCAACGAGTACAGCGCCTGGCCGATGCAGATCGACGGCATCGAGGCGAACGGCGACGGCACGGCGGTACGACCGACCCTGTCTGTGGGCAACGTCAATGGGCGCATCACTGCGCTCTGTCTGGCGTTCGAGGATCTGCTCGAGTTCAAACTGACGATGCGGCACACGCTTGGCAGCTACCTCGACGCGGCGAACTTCCCCGCCGGCAACCCGACGGCTGACCCAACCCAAGAGACGATCGAGGTCTGGTACATCGACCAGAAAACGAACGAGGACGGGGAAAACGTCAGTTGGGAGTTGGCCAGCCCGGGCGACGTGGGCAATGAGTCGATCGGGCGGCAGGCCACGACGCTGTGCCATTGGTGCCTCACCGGTGGATATCGCGGGCCGAACTGCGGCTACATCGGCCCGTACGTCACGAAGGACGGCGTCATCACCGACAACCCAGAACTTGACCAATGCGACGCCACGCTCGGCAAGGGCTGCATCCCGCGCTTCGGCGAAGGCAACCCGCTGCCATTCGGCGGCTTCCCCGCTGTATCCCTGATTGCAAGGAGCTGACATGCGAAAGCACATCTTGAATGCGATCCAGGCGCACGCGGCGGCCGAGTACCCGAAAGAGTGCTGTGGGCTGCTGCTGGCGATCGGGCGCAAGCAACAATACTTCCCCTGCACCAATGTCTCGACCGAGCCGAACGAAGAGTTTCGAATCGATCCTGAGCAGTACGCAGCGGCCGAAGACGAAGGCGAAGTAATCGGCGTAATTCATTCACATCCGGACGCCACCAGCAGGCCGTCACCGCGCGACCTTGCGATGTGCGAAGCGACGGCGATGCCCTGGCACATTCTGAGCTGGCCGGAAGGCGACCTGCGCACCATCGTTCCCACCGGTGAAGTGCCGCTGCTGAAGCGGCCATTCGTCCATGGTGCCTGGGATTGCTGGCAGGTTTGCGCAGATTGGTACAAGCGCGAGTGGGGTCTGGAGTTCGAGGCGTTCAAGCGCGCCGATGGCTGGTGGGAAAGCAAGGACAACACCAGCCTGTACGAAGCGAACTATGAGGCAGCCGGCTTCTACCGCGTCGACCAGCCGCAGCGTGGCGACATGATCGTGATGGAAGTAGGGCGCACGGCACACCCGAATCATGCCGGGATCTTCCTCGGTGCTGATCCGAATTTGCCGGGTGAGGATGCCGCGACGTTCGGGCCTGGGCCATTCCTGCTGCACCACCTGTACGGCAGGCCGTCTGAGATCATTGTCTTCGGCGGGCCGTGGTGGAATAAAACCAGATTAATTTTACGCCATCGGTTCCCCGGGATATTCAGTCATTGAAATCTCTTGTCACCCGCCAGGTCTTCTCCATTGAGTCGTAAGAGAAGTCAATTTCGGTGGTGTGTTTTTCAAAAAAGAAACGTTGCACACCTTTATAGACGCTACCTTCCTTGGATTCGAAGCTATATGAAGTAATAGCGGTTAACAGGCCTGGATGCTCTCTTTCGTACGTTCGTTTTAATCCCTCTTTTTGCGCTTGATCAAAATCAGCTTTTTCATGTTCTGGTATAGATATGAATTTTTTACGTGTCATTTAAGAACGTCCTTTTAATAGTTTGAAGAGGTCGCGCTCTTCAAGTTGATATTTCTCGGGGTTGCATGAGTTTACTAGTTTGGTTCAGTCGTGATTCGAAGCGGGTGCCTGGACGCAATATAATTACTTGGCTTGGCTCCAGTCTGAGCTAAGTTCGAAACGGAGCCTTATTAAGGGAGTATCATTAAGATTGGATGTTTCAGGGATTTTCTATTTTTGGTGGGCTTTTACCTCATCTTTCAATGTTTTTTCTGCGTCAAGGATCTGAATGAGCATCTGTTTCCGTTGCTTTAATTCGTGCGCTTGGTAAGTGGTGTATCCGATATACGAGCTGAATACGATCACGGCAATGAATCCTGCTGTCACAAGTAGAATTGCAAACCATCGGAATCGACGATAAGCAGGCTCCCCTTTTTTGACTGAGTCCCACGTGCCTTTAAGAAGAGGTGCGGCAGCATTTCTTATGTCATTGCAGTTTTTTAACACATCGGAAAATTCCCGATTTCCGACTTTTCTGGCTCGTTGCACTGCTTCCATAAGTTTCGCTTCAGAACTTTCAGGATTTTCAGCTATATGTTTCGGATTTAACCGGAGCTGTATTTTTGTTAGGTTTTCTACAGCGCGCGCATATGCTTCACGAGTCTCTTTGAAAAACTCGATTTTTAGCTCATGTGATTCTTTGTCCGTATGAGTAGCGTGTGGCTTGAATCGCTCAGGCTTATAAGCTCTTGAAAGCTCTTGTGCTGCCGAAGCGTATTCGGCTATCTCCTCTCTAAGTCCATCTATCCATGCGAGACGGAACTCAGAAACTTTGTTCTCTTTCGCGCTAACCATGTTCATTATGGAGAATACTCCTGTCAGAAGGGCTGCTGTGATCACGCCTAGAGCAACAAATACGGTAGGAGGTATAGAGCCATCCATGTTTAAACGCTTCCTTTACGATGTAATGAGATCATTTGATGGCTTGATGCTACTATTGTGCTTGTCAGTGTTTCCACTGTGCTTTCATCCATGCTGGATGTTCGGACAGTGCTACCTTACAATGCCTGTTTGCAAAGGAGTGGCCTGCATGAAACTGTTCGTAGGGTTGCTGGCGGTAACGCTGTTGGCGGGGTGTGCGACTTCGCCGACGCTTTCCAATGAAGCCAAGCAGGCGCCGGCAAGTCAGCTGTCGGCCTACCAGTCCAAGCCATCTGGGGTATATGGGACGCTGCAAGTGATCCGCGACTCTGGGCAGACTGGAAGCCTTTGTTCGATGGCCGTTTTCATCGATGGCAAGCAGGCCGCCAAGCTCGACCCAGGCCAGAAAGCATCGTTCTATCTACCGCCTGATTCGGTTTCAGTCGGTGCGGCTTACACCGGATCTGGAATCTGCTCCATGGGCGCGGCCCGAGTGGAGCGGGAAGCGATCGTGAAAGACGGCGCAGTCAAGAAATACCGAATTTTCACTGGAGGCGATGGGCAGATCGACTTACTGCCCACGACTCTCTGAACAGACCGCCTCCGGGCGGTTTTTTATTGCCTGGAGAATCGCATGTGCTCAGCAATTACCTACACGCCAATGACGAAAGTCATGTTATCCGGCTCGCTTGCGAAGAAGTTTTTTCGAAGCAAGCCATTCCTTCTCGACGGCGGATCGGCCGTGGAGGTGTTCCGTGCGCTCAATGCGACCATTGATGGTTTCGCCGAGGAAATTAAACGATTGGAGCGCCTTGGACTGAAGTTTGCGATCTTCCGGAATCGCGCAAACATCGGACTGGACGGATTCGATCTCGGCGGCACACGAGAAATCCGCATTGTTCCAGTGATTGGTGGCAGCAAGCGTGCCGGGGGGTTACAGACCATTATCGGCACAGTGATGATCGCCGCAGCCTATGTGCTGTCGTTCACTCCGTTTGCAGCCGCATCGCCGTTTTTGTATGCGGCTGGCGCGTCGATGGCGATCGGCGGCGTCATCCAAATGCTCAGCCCGCAAGCCTCAGGCCTGAAGCAAAGCGCATCCCCCGAGAACTCACCTTCCTACGCCTTCGGCAGCGCCAAGAACACCACGGCCAGCGGCAACCCGGTACCGATCTGCATCGGCGAGCGCCGGTGGGGCGGGATGATCATCTCGGCCTCGATTCTGGCTGAAGACAAAGCGTAAAAAGTTTATGACTGAGGGGAGGCGGAAGGGCGCGGTTGCTTCTTAAAGTTTGAGGTCCGAATGTACCTGGCAAGCATCCATAATCCGCTACCAACTGCGGCAAACACTAGAGCGAAAATCAATTCGGCAAATCCCTGACCAATCTGTTGGGGCGTTACATATCTGGAGAGCATTTTTACCGAAGAGGTGATGATTGTGTATGCAGTGAAAATCCACAACACGGCTGAAATTGCGTACATCGGAAGCGAAAGGATTGTTCGTAGCCAAGCTGGAGCTTTTTTCATCAGCACTTATTTCCTTGATGACTGAGTCGAGCGCCTCATCGTAGGAGGGCTCAGCATGCGAATTCTATCATCACGACTTTTACAGAAATGCCATTAAGCCGCTCAAGAGGCGGTTTTTTAATGCCTGGAGGAAAGCATGGGCGCACCAGCAAAGATCGACATCCACGGCGAGAAGGGCGGTAGCAGCAAGCCGAAGTCGCCGACCGAAGCCAGCGACAGCCTGCGCTCGACCAACCTGGCCAAGCTCCTGATCGCCGTGGGCGAGGGTGAGTTCGACAGCGTCCCGACCGATTACGACATCTACCTGGACAACACGCCGATCCGCGATGCCAGCGGCAACTACAACTTCCCGAACGTGAAGTGGGACTGGCGCCCGGGGTCGGTGGATCAGACGTACATTCCTGGCATCCCATCGGTAGAGAACGAAACCTCGCTGGACATCGAGCTGCGCAGCGAATCACCGTGGGTTCGCTCGATCACCAATACCCAGCTTTCCGCAGTGCGTATGCGCTTCGCATGGCCAGGTCTACAGCGATCAGACGAAAATGGCGTTGGTGGCTACCGCATCGAATACGCGATCGATGTCGCCACCGATGGCGGCGCCTATCAACAGGTGCTGGTGGACGCCGTCGACGGCAAGACCACCACGCGCTATGAGCGATCGCGCCGCATCGATCTGCCTGACGCCACTACGGGCTGGCAGATCCGGGTACGCCGTCTGACCCCGAACCAGAACAGCAACAAAGTTGCCGACATCATGCGGATTGCCGGTTACACCGAAGTCATCGACGCCAAACTGCGCTACCCGAACACCGCGCTGCTCTACATAGAATTCGACGCCGAGCAGTTCACCAACATCCCGGCCGTCACCGTGAAGTGCAAGGCCCGGCGCTGGATGGTGCCGAGCAATTACGACCCAATCGCGCGCACCTACACGGGGACGTGGGATGGCTCGATGAAATCGGCATGGACCAATAACCCGGCGTGGATCACCTACGGCATCTGCACCGAAGACCGCTTCGGCCTTGGCAAGCGCATCAAGCCGTTCATGGTCGATAAGTGGGAGCTGTACCGCATTGCCCAGTATTGCGACCAGATGGTGCCGGACGGACTGGGCGGGCAGGAACCGCGCTTCCTCTGCGACATGAACCTGCAGGGCAAGGCTGATGCCTGGTCGTTGCTGCGCGATATCTCGGCGATCTACCGGGGCATGACGTACTGGGCGCAGGGCCAGCTGGTGATGCAGGCGGACATGCCGCGCGCGCAGGACTTCGACTATGTGTTCACTCGGTCGAACGTGATCGACGGCAAGTTCTCCTATGGCAGTGCATCTGCGAAGACCCGTTACACCCGGGCGCTGGTCAGCTACGACAACCCGGCGAACAACTACGACACCGACGTCATTCCGTTCGCTGACCTGGATCTGCAACGCCGCTATGGCGACCGGCCGACTGAGCTGAGCGCCATTGGCTGCACCCGTGCTTCCGAGGCCCAGCGCCGTGGCAAGTGGGCGATCCTCAGCAACAACCAAGACCGCACCGTCTCGTTCAAGACCGGCATGGAAGGCGTGATCCCGTTGCCGGGCCATATCATCCCGGTGGCGGATTCGCTGCTGGCTGGCCGGGAAGTGGGCGGACGGATCTCGGCGGTGGCGGGGCGGGTGATTACCCTCGATCGCGACACCCAGGCCAAGGCCGGCGACCGGCTGATCATCAACCTCCCCGGCGGCCGCGCCGAAGGTCGCACAGTGCAGAGCGTGAACGGGCGCGCGGTGACAGTCACGGTAGCCTACAGCGAGTCTCCGGTGGCGCAGTTGCAATGGGCGCTCGACGCGGACGATCTGGCAATCCCACTGTATCGCGTGCTGCGCACCAAGCGCACCACCGAGGGCGACTACGAAATCAGCGCGCTCCAGTTCGAACCGAGCAAGTTCGCTTTCATCGACACCGGTGCACGATTGGAAGAACGCCCGATCAGCGTGATTCCAATAACCGTTGTGCCGGCGCCGGCGAGCGTGTCGCTTTCGTCGACTTCATCGGTTGTGCAGGGGCTGGCCGTGGCCACCATGACCATCAGCTGGCTAGCCGTGGATGGCGCCGTCGGCTATGACGTGGAGTGGCGCAAGGACAGCGGCAACTGGATCAAGCTACAACGCACCGGCATGACCAACGTGGACGTGGTCGGCATCTATGCCGGGGCCTACGTGGCTCGCGTCCGCGCAGTGAGCGCCTTCGACATCACGTCGCCGTGGCGCAACTCGATCCTGACCACCCTCAGCGGTAAGCAAGGGCTGCCGCCGGCGCTGGCGTTCCTGACTGCCACGCCGCTGCTGTTCGGCATCTACCTCAAGTGGGGATTCCCTGCTGGGGCCGAGGATAGCCAGCGCACGGAGATCTGGTACGGGCCGACGACTGAGCTGGAAGCTGCGACCAAGCTGACAGACCTGGCCTATCCGCAAAGCGATTTCTCAATGCTCGGCCTGCGCGCTGGTGTGACATTCTATTTCTGGGGGCGCATCGTAGACAAGATCGGCAACATCGGTCCGTGGTATCCGATCGGGCTCGGTGTGCAGGGGCAATCCAGTTCTGACGCTGCTGCGATTCTTGAAATGATCGCCGGAGAGATCGGCCGTACCGAGTTGGGGCAAGACATCCTCGACGAGATCGACAAGATTCCCGGGCTTCAAGCGCAGATCGATGCGCTTGACGGGCTGAAGGGTTACGACCCGGAAGCGACATATGAGGAATACGACCTTGTAGTGGTCGGCAAGCGGATCTTTCAAGCCACGGGCGCGGTGCCCGTGGATACACCGCCGCCTAATCCGGACTATTGGCTTGACGTCGGGCAGACCGTGCAAACCGCAAACGGCCTAGCTCAGCAGGTCGCCACCAACACGGCCGGCATCACAGAGCTCGACGGAGTGGTGACGGCGCAGGCAACGGCATTCCAGGCATTGCGTGCTTCTTATCGCGATGACAACGGAGAGGGCGACGCACAAGATGCTCTGCGTGGCTGGAATGCTACGACCAGCTTTGCACAGGAAGTGAAGGTTCGTGTTTCGCAGAACAGCGCGCTGACCCAGCGAGTAACAACGCTTGATGCTGAGGTTGGTGAAAACGCTGCAAACCTGACCGAGCTGGAGCAAACAGTTGCCACTAACGAAGAGGCCACGGCCACAAAAATCACGCAGTTGACCGCTACGGTGGGAGACAACACATCTGCCATTCAGGAGACCGCCGAGGCCTTTGCTGATCTAGACGGCAATCTGAAAACGATGTGGTCGGTGAAGATGTCCGTCACTGCGAATGGTCAGTATGTGGCTGCGGGCATCGGCCTGGGAATTGAGAACGTCGACGGTGTTTTCCAAAGCCAGTTCTTGGTGGCCGCTAATCGCTTCGCTATCGTCAACACCATCGCCGGCGGCGCGATCTCGGTACCGTTCGCTGTACAGGGCGGCCAAGTGTTCATGAATTCGGCGTTCATCGCCGACGGCACGATCACCAACGCGAAGATCGGGAGCTACATCAGCTCGACCAACTACATCGCCGGCGTTCAAGGATGGATCCTCAACAAAGATGGAACGCTGGAGATCAACGGCATAGTGCCTGGGCAGGGTCGACTGGTGATCAACTCACTGAACGTCTCGGTCTACGACGCCAACAATGTGCTGCGTGTCCGTCTTGGATATCTGGGGTGAATTATGGCTCATGGAATGAGGGTTTGGGGCGCGGATGGCGTGCTTCAGGTCGATGAGAATTCGTTCACCATTCGGGTGCTGTTCTCGACACCGGTCACGTTTCCGCTTGGAGCCATCAAAGGAAATCAGGACTTCGCGGTTCCCGGCATATCGCCGGGCAACGGGACGGCAATCGTGGTGCCGATCGGCGCCTATCCCGATTCTCAGATGCAGTTTGAAACGGAGGTTCTCGACGGCTTGGTGCGGGTTTATAACCACACGCGCACCTATGCCGCGAGCTTCACATCGTCTGGCACCATGCGCTTGATCGTAATGAGGTGGGGTTGATGGCTTTTGGACTGCAATACACCAACAACACCAATACAGTGGTCATCGATTCGGAATTCGCCAGGCTGATGGTCATTTCCACAGGCCGTTTCGCGCCGACAGAAGAAGGCGGCCTTGGATCGACGACCTATTTCAGTCGGCCGGTGACATCGCAGGAGCCGCCCTTGGTGTTCGTGCGACCTGACAATGTTGGCGGTGTGGCTGGTCTGTGCCGGATGCGACTCATCGGTTCAGCGGGCAACTGGGTCGGGTTCTATGTTCGAGCGTATGACGTAAACACCGCCCAACCCAACGGCCGCTATTTTGTTGCAGCTTTCGCCGCGCAGCCGGTAGCGCAATACGGCATGCGCCTATGGGATGGCGCGGGGAAATTACTCTTTGATTCCGGCACGCCCAACGCGACGTTCACTCGAGCCTTCCAGAACTGGAACTATGTGAAGTACGACACGACCCCCCAAGGTCTGACCCGGATCTATTACTCCGTGCCGTTCAACTTCCCGCAGAACGAATACATGCTGCTAAACAATTTCGGCATGGCCATGACGGCGGGTAGTGCTATCCCGCGCGATCTGTATTGCTGGTGGGACTTTCCTAACACCACGCTGTACGCGGTGACCGTCGCGGCTTCTAACCCGTTCGCGTTCTTCCTGCCGGCTGTCTTCGCAAAAATCGCCGTCTAATTCCATAAGGAAACACTCATGACCTGGTACAAATCAGGAACGGTATCTGTCGACCAAAATTCCAGCGCCGTGATCGGCACCGGCACTGCTTTCATCGCAAACAGTCGTGTGGGTGATGCTTTCCGGGGGCCGGACGGCAATTGGTATGAGGTCGTCAACATTGCGAGCAACACCGCGCTGGCCATCTCGCCGAACTATCAAGGGCCAACTGCGGCAGGTGGCGTGTACGCGCTGGCACCGATGGAAGGCTATGTGAAGGCGACAGCTGATGCGCTCCGGGAAGCATCCCGCCAAGTGGGGGACGCACTGGATGGCCTTGAGGAAAGCGTCCAGCAGGCGGCTGATTCTGCCGCCGCTGCTCTCAGCTCCAAGAACGAAGCGGCGACATCCGAAACGAATGCCAGTGCATCCGCCGGTTCGGCGCTGAGCTCCAAAAATGCGGCAAGTGCGTCGGAAACCAATGCGGCGGCGTCTGCCGCTGCGGCGCTCGGCTCGAGGAACGCAGCGGCGACATCCGAAACGAATGCTGGCGAGTCGGCAGCCGCTGCGCTGGCGTCCAAAAACGCAGCAGCCCAGTCCGAAACGAACGCCGCCGCCTCCGCCGGAACTGCCGCGACACTCGGCGTTGACCGTGGTTATATCGACGGCTTGCGCATGACATACGTCAGCGCGAACTCGATATCTTTTTCCAGCGGATCCGCGTACATCCCGTCGACTGCGAAGAATCTGCTGTCGCCACCAACCATCACTCTTTCCGGTCTGGTGCTCGCTGCCAGCACGATGTACCACGCCTACGTCTATGACAACGCCGGCACGCCAGCAGTCGAACTCGTAACTACAGCGCCGGTTATTTACTCGGGAAAAG